TGGGCAAGTAGCCTTTAATTTAAGATCTGAACTTATACAAATTGAGCGCACATTAAGCAGCAGTATGACCTTATCAACAACGTTGAGTCCTTCTTGTAATATCCCAGGAGAAACGTGTTCAACAACATAAAACATATGTTGTATAAAAGACTCACTATCGTCGTTATAAAGGGATTTAACTAGGTCTCTATATAACTTGGATGTAATCTCATTTGCCCATATTTTACGGTTAAATCCAGGCAGAATAACTCCGTATGTAAATCCCATTTATATTAATTACCTTAACCCTTAAGAAAATCGCTACACGGTTTAGATTATGGGTTTTTTAATATAATTTAGTAGTGGATTGTTCCCAGCTTTAAAAGGCATATTACCGAGAGGTGCTTTTAACTTGTTTAATGTGTTGGTTGCAAGTGTACCAGCTTTAGAGACTGATGCCAATTTGCTAATAGCACTAGCATTACCACCTACCCCGGCCATACTACTAACACTAAAGGTATTAAACGCAAACGTTACTTTTTCGATTCTAATTTCGTTTTTGCCGTAACTGTAATCTGTTTCACCTATTTGTATAGGGGCGCAGCCTTTAAACTTAAACACCTTTCTAATTTGGTTGTCGTTGTTCTTGTCGTATAAAATGCCTGTTATATCTGCCTTCACGTTTTGTTCAGAGTTTTTAGCACGAGCAATTAAACCGTAGTGACCTACTAAAGCAATCCATGGGCGGATAACAAAGTCTAAAAATGAACCGTTAGTTTCAAGTATACCTAGAGTCATTTGCTGATACTGACCTCGCTCTTTAGAAACCATACCAGTAAGCAACCCACCAGATGGACCAGCTAGTGCTCCGCTTATTCTTTCAGCGGCTACAGACTCGCCTGGTACTGAAAACCCTTGTGCAAACAGACATACCTGCCCACCTAGAGAAGTGTGCTGAGAAGACTTTATAGTATTGACTAACACATCTCTAGTGTCATCAATATTCCATTCGTTTTCGTACCCTATAGGAAATTTAGGTACAGTACCTGTACTACCACCTAGTACACCAGGCAATGCATCGAACGCTATAAGAAAATTAGACTCTAAAGGTATACTGGTGTTAGGGTCTGATAAAAAATTTACAAACGTTTGCACATCAGAGCCACCCCCGTTAGCTGATTGCGCTGCCTTTGGGCCTATAGTCTCCATACGTTATTAACCCCCAAATAGCTTTTTAGTTAAACTATTAATAGCTTTATTAGCAACTTTATTTGCTACATTACCTAATATATTACCGGCTAGATTACCGATTAAGCTACCAAATGCATTCTTTCTACCTAGAGATACCCCAGCAGGTCCTACTGTCCAGTATTGATACGCTACTGCAGCTCCTACTTCTTGTATGCCGCCGTTTTTAGTTAAGTCGTACCCGGTTTCATCTAACTTAACAAGAAACGCACCACGTAAAGTATAATCTCTTATTGGATTTAAATTGTCATCGATTAAGGTAAGAGTAATAATGTTATCATCTAGACCCCGAGGTTCTAAATTACCTGCAGACTCTTCTTCATCAAAAGTACCTCTCATTGAACGCTCAAGTAAATCTCTTAATCTATAATCTTGAGTACAATAAAACTTTACAGCCCAAGCAGCATTTTCGAACTTTACTGTGCCTGGTATTTGAAAGTCTAAACCCATAAAAGGGGCTTGAACTGTTGAAATGCTTTTACCAGGAAGATTAGCAGTCTTTAAAAACACTAAATCATCAGGACCGAGGGATATACCATTAACGTTAAACGCAGTAATTCTAAATTGAAAATCCCGGGCAAACCCTCTTTGTGTTGCGTTTGCGTAAAAGTCTGAAATATTTTGGCCGTTAATAGCTCCCATATTATTATTTATGCTAAGGATTCAGATATTACGTAAGTGAATGCTAGATTCACTGGTATAGTAGCTATAGTACCTGCATCAGATAGCTCGTAAGACATAGCCCCCACACTAGTAGGGTAAGCACCTTTTAAAGTGTATTTGCGAGATTCAATTAACTGGGAACTGTTATCTCCAGAGTCTACTGTCTTTAATAACGACAGTAACACATCACAGGAAGCCCAATTAGCAGTAGTAGTTGTCGTGTGTTCGTTGTATGTTGCAACCGACCACTTCTCAAGCATATCTCTGAGTATATAATCTTTATCGCAAGAAAAGTTAACTGTCCACCCACCTGATTCCGGGTAGCTTGCAACCATAGGTACGTTATAGTTAAACCCTTTAAAATTAACTGCAGTGGTGGATATAACACGGGACGGAATTGTTCCGTCTTTTAGATATAAAAACAAATTGCTACTACCAGCAGAGATATCGTTATTAATAGGATTAAAAACCTCATTAGTAATCTGAGTGATTCTAAACATGTTTTTACGAGCGAAACCTTTAGAGGTCGCTGTTTTATAGAAATCCATTATACCCATTCCAGCCATATTAATACTTAATGTCTGTACATAAAAAAAA